ACTCATTGCGAAAGGAACAATTATTAATAATCCTTGTCAGATATCGTTTGTCGACACTGAAGCAACAGCTGGTAACTACCATGCTGTACACCCAGTGAACGGTGATGTATTTCAGTCATCAGGGTCTGGCTCGGTTATGCTTACACAGCATGTACCAAGTTTAACTCTGGCGAATGTATATATCGCCGACCTTGTTAACGAAGCTAAACTAGCTGCGTTAGCAAATATCGATAAAACACCCTACGCATTTGGAGAAGATTTATTTGAAGTTCGAGAAACACTCAAGTTTCTTCGATCTCCACTTCAATCTATGCATGATCTTTCCGTTGCTTTCAGTAAACAGAAGCGTCGTAGACGTACTTCTTTTTCTGGAACAACTTCTGTATCAGGCATATCCCCAGCAGTAGCTTCCGCTAATGCTTGGAACTCCTACCGTTTTGCGGCCTTGCCGATCTTTTCTTCGATTTCCAATATTATTAATGTATTGGATCCGAATACCGATTTATCTACTCGCTCACGACGTACTTCACGTGGGTTTGCAGATGATATCGATGAGATTACGGATACAGATATCCTGTCTGGTAATAATCACTTTCGTGGTTTTAACAGTCATAAGATATCTGTGCGCGCTGGCATATTGTATGAGATGTCTAATCCCATACATAGTTGGCGTAGTGCATTGGGTCTCAGGAACAAAGATATACCTCGAACTTTGTGGGACGTTGTCCCGCTAAGTTTTATGGTAGATCGTTTAGTTAATATTGGCGCTGGCATTTCTGCCGCCACCAACATAGCTGATCCTGACCTTAATATACTTGCCGCATGGACTACGTCGAAAGACGAACGATTCAGTACTACCGAATGGTTCGACCAAGACAGTTCATACGACATCACACTTACTGATTGCAATCGAACTGATAAAACATTCGAGTATAATCGTAAAGTGTGGCATCCGACTGTATTGGACACAATTCCGGGTTTGAATATCAAACCCCTTGTGCGCGATGCAGCATCCATAACTGATTTAGTTTCTATCATAGTCTCGAATTTTTCGAGATAATAGAACTTAATCAGTCTACAACCAAAAAAGGAGACATAAAATGTCTATTTCTTCAATTGTACTGGAATATGATGGTACAACTACTACGACCGGAGCAACCACATTAGTGACTGCCTCCAATGGTCCTGCAAAAGACAGACACACAAAAGTAGGAACGGCTGGCACTCTTGCCATCCAACCTGTTTTTGAGTTTGTCGTGGTGCGTCCGAAGGCTTCGCCTTCTGCACCTAATGGCTTCACCCAGGGTCGTCGTGAAATTACTGTTAAATTGCCAATTTTATTGGCTAACGGTAAGTACACAACGAACACGTTAAAAATGAGCATTGCTTCTGACATTGAAGTGTCAGATTCATTGATTCGTTCTTATCGTGATTACCTTATACAGCTTGCTAACGATAGTGACTTGGATAGTTACTATAATGATCTCGCTGTGGGTTAAGCTGCTTACTGCAATACTACTCATTGTTTTAATGATTGTCGTTGACCATTTTCGACTCAGTATAGGGGAAGACTTCCTCTCTACCGTCGAAATATTGTCAATGATGTTATTATAACTTTGAATAGCACAGTAAGCTTTGCAGTTCAATTATCTTCAATATTAAGGAATCCTTTTAATGAAGAATAAGAGAAGTAATAGGAAGAGAACAGCGTTCTTTTCACCTGACAATATATCAACGCATATAGCGTCAGCAATTGATCGGGATCTGGAAGCTGCCACACTTGTGTATGGTGGCACCACAGGCTCTTTCGAGTTTTACAAGAAATCACAGAAAGAGTGTACCCTAAAAAAGTACACTCCTACTATGAGTAATGATAAGTTAGCGTCGTTAGCCTTTGATACATTTAAGGCTACTAACGTCCATATGTCTAATTTTACAAAGGGAGATCTTGATCTTCCCGATGTGAAAGCAGACACAAACTTACGATCTCAAATCCTGAGATCAGCTAAAAGTATTTGTTATAATATTCTTAGCCCATTGACGGAGGAGGAATGGTTTACCAGAACTAAACATTCTGGTGGATCGTCCCAGGGAGTATCTTTTATCGATACTTCTCTGGAGGCGAAATTCAAACTTCCTATTTCTTGTAATGAAAGAGTAAAATCATTAGTGTCTAGGTATCTGTCTTTTGACTTGAAGTTAAAAGATGAGCTCTACAGTGTAGTGACTCATGGCAATGAAACGCCAAGATACACGGACGCTAACTCTTCCCGCGCTACTACGGTCCCAAAGACTGACAAAATCGATCGCATGATTGCCATCGAACCTACCTGGAATATGTTTTTCCAACAAGGTTTGATGCTTTCCATGTATGATCGTATGTCAGACTTTGGCCTTGATGTTGGTTCGTTGCCTACTAGGCACAAATCATTAGCAAAAGCTTCGTCAATTACTGGATTAAACTCCACAATTGATTTTAGCTCTGCCTCTGACTGTGTCTCGTATGACCTTGTGAAGTGGTTAGTACCACCACAATGGTTCCATAGGTTGGATTCTGTTAGGTCCTCCCACATGTTATTCCCCAATGGGGAAGTGGAAGTTCTTAACATGTTTTCAACCATGGGCAACGCGGTTACTTTTCCGCTTGAGACCATCATCTTCTACAGCCTCGCAGTCGCAACTGTCTTCCAAACCGGATTATTACCGGGTCATAAACTGAACATCCTTCCGACTGTAAAGTCGAAGAGGGAGGTTTCAGTTTTTGGAGACGATTGTATACTGCCTACTCGCTGCGCCAACACCTTCATGGAAATCTGTGAAAGTGTTGGCTTTCTTGTTAATAAGGAGAAATCCTTTTTTAACAAGGCAGGAGGTTTTAGAGAATCCTGTGGGGGAGACTTTCTCCACGGGATTGACGTTAGGCCCTTCTATCTGAAGAGCCCCACCTCCAACAATCTATCGGCTCTTGAGCCATGGCTATATATAGTTTGCAATGGATTACTCGAAAAGTATTTAAAACACTTTGGTAATCTTGCGTATCTATATGATAAACATGCCTTTAAGCTAATAGAGAGTTTATTCGATAAGCATAATCTTTTCTTAAAGATTGTGCCATCGTACTTTCCCGACGATTCAGGTTTAAAAATCGGACATGATTATGAACGATTCTTATCCTGCTACAGCCTCTTTAGATGTTCTAAAGTTGCAGTAGGCGAGCATGGGAGCGTCACATTTAATTATTGTAGATTCATATATAATAATAAATGCGATATCTCTCATGGCTTACGTTATACGAGTAAACTGAAGGCCTTAATGGTCTCTGATTTAAAGTATAAATATAAGCGCATTGAGTTTGGTGATCCTATTAAGGATACCTACTCTAATCAACTGAAAGATCTGAATTTTATCACAGATCAAGAAGTTGAGTTTCGCCGCCGGAAAAATGGTGGTTACGTAGTATCGAAAGCGATTAGTCCCTTTTGGGGGGCCATCGCGAATCGAAAATACGAAGGCTAGAATCATCTAGCTTGCGTTGCCTTAGGATGCTTGTG